TTCTGGCGCAGATGACCAATCTGCCGGTCAGCCCGCAAGTCGCTGCGCTCATGGAGAGCGACCGCCTGCGCGGCTTCCGCCTGAACGTCGAGACTGAAGACAGCCTAGCCGTGGACAGCGCGACCGAGCAGCAGCGCCGCGTCGAGTTCCTGACCGCGATGGTGCAATACATCCAGGCAATCGGCCCCATCGTCAGCCAGGGTGCGCTGACGCTGGAGCAGGCCAAGTCGTTCCTGCTGTTCGCTGCCCGTGCATTCCCCGGCGCACGCGAACTCGAAGACGCGCTGGAAGCCATCGGCACGCAGCCGCCGCCGCCACAGCAACCTGATCCCGCTGACAAGCTGGTGGAAGTTGAGGCCGCCAAGGTGCAGGCGCAGACCGCCAAGGCGCAGGCAGATGCACAGGTGGCGTTACAGAAGTTGGCGCTCGACCGCGAGAAGGCTGAAGCCGACATCAATCTGCGGCAGCAAAAACTGGACATCGACGCGGCAAAAGTAATGAGGCAGTAATGGCAATCGCACCAATTTCCATCCCCGGCGTTGCTGGCGTTCCTGTCATGCGTGGCGGCCAGCAAGCTGGCATTGCGCCAACCGGGTATGCGCCGGGCACTGTCGTGCAGATGCTTGGGCAGCAGTTGATGCAGCCGCCAGCACCGCCGCCTGTGCCGCTACCGCTGCCGCCACAAGTCTTTGTGCCCATTGAAACCGACACCGGAGGTTTCGGCGAAGAAGACGCAAGCGTTGCAGGCGCGCAAACGTCTAGCACCGGCGACATAACCGCCGACCTGGGCTTGCCGTCTGAGTTGACTGACCCGATTGTTGACCTTGGGCTTGGGCCGTTCAATCCGACACCGATGGGGCTTGGCCTGTCGGCGCTCGGCATGGCGGTGCCTGCGCTTGCGCCAGTGGGCCTGGCGTTTTCGGCCATAAACGCTTTGACCGACATCATGGAACCGGCCCAGGTCAACGCGCTCGGCCAGACGCAGCAGTTTGGTTTCGGCAACCAGAACATCGATATGTTCGGCAACGTCGTTGGCTCGCCAGAGAACATCGCGTCGATTGCCAGTTTCGATCCGGCGACAGAAGAGTTCACTGACCCGACGACCGGGCAAAGCATGGCGCCAGCGCCTGCTCCTGATGTTTTCTCGCCAGACGATTTCGGTCTAGCCGCCGACCAAACGCAAGCGGCTGACCCCACTGGCACCTTCGGTGACCAATTTGGCGAAAGCACAGCATCAGATAGTGGCGGCGACGGCGAAAAAGTCATTTGCGGCGAGATGCACCGCCAGGGACGAATTAGCACGCCAATCTACCAAGCCGACCAGGAGTTTGGTCAGCACATCCGCGAGCAAGACCCCTATGTGATGGACGGCTATCTCGCTTGGGCCAACAAGGTTGTCAGCCTGATGCAGAAGTCGTGCGCCTTCTCCTGGTTTGTCGCGCTGTTTGCGAAGCCGTGGGCGCGGGAGATGTACCGGCGCGAGACTGGTCGCGGGCGTGGATCGCTCGCTGGCAAGGTGATGATGAAAATCGGCATTCCGCTTTGCCGCTTTATCGGCAAACGCAATGCGCGCGGCTGGTTGCCGCCGTTTGGAGACCGCAAACATGCGTAAGGTCTACGTCTGGCGCGACGGGAAGATTGTCGAGAAGGGGCCGCAGGCCGCACCCGCAGCCCGCACGCAGATCATCGGCGACATTGAGCCATACCGCTCTGTCGCAACCGGCGAGATCATCAACTCGCGCCAGCAGCATCGTCAGCATCTGCGCGACAACAACCTGGTGGAGATCGGAAACGAACAGCAAGCGAGGTTTGGGCTGCCCCGCACCTAACTGGAGAAAATAATGAGCGAAGAAGTGGAAAGCACTCCTGAGCAGGAGCCAGCGTCCCAGACAGTACGCGAAAGCATCGCCGCTGCCTTGGCGACTAACGAACCGCGTGAGCCAGAGCCAGCGCCCGAACCGGAACCGCTTGCGGCAGAAGATGACGCGCCGCCTGCCGATGACCTTGAGCCATCAGAAGAGGTAGAGCCAGAGGAAGAGGCAGCAGACGAGCCGGAAGAAGTAGCGCCCGGCATTGAAGCGCCAGCGCATTGGGCGGCTGATTTCAAAGACAGCTTCAACGCCCTGCCGCCGGATGCGCAGGAAGTGTTTTTGCAACGATACAAAGACATGGAGGGCGACTACACCCGCAAGACGCAGGAAGTAGCCGACATTCGTCGCCGCGCCTCTGCGCTTGACGAAGTAATGGTGCCTTTCCGAGATGAATTTGCCCGTGCTGGCCTGGACGACATTGGAGCCGTCCGCCAGCTACTTGGCGCACACAAGTTTTTGCGCGAAAGCCCCCAGCAAGCAATTGCATGGCTGGCGCAAAATTATGGCGTATCAACCGACGCACTCGCCGCAAGCGAGCAAGCTGAAGACGATTTTGCCGACCCGCAAGTGAAGCAACTCAGAGACCAGGTGTCTCAGTTGCAAGGTTATTTGCAAACACAAGCGCAACAGCAGCAGCAGGCTGCCGTTGCCGACACCCAGCAGCAAATTGACAATTTCGCCAAGGCGACAGCGGAAGATGGATCGCTCGCGCACCCGCATTTCGACGCGGTTCGCACGACTATGGGCGGTCTTATTCAATCCGGCGTCGCGCAAGACATGGACGCCGCATATGAGATGGCGGTCTACGCAAACCCGGAACTTCGGGGGAGCCTGATCGATCAGCAAGCGGAGAAAGTGACTGCCAAACAGAAACAGGCAGAAAACGTGCGCAAAGCGAAACGCGCACAACAGGCAAATGTTAAAGGCAGCGGTGCACCGGCAAGGGAAGCATTGCCTAGCGGCAGTAGCGTGCGAGACGCACTGCTTCACACAATGAAGGAGTTGCAATCCTAGACACTAAATAAAGGAGAAGACGATGAGTTCTCCGAATCTTTCGGAAATCGTCACGACAACGCTCCGCAACCGATCTCGTCAGCTAGCAGATAACGTTACAAACCATAACGCTCTGCTTCGCAAAATGCGGGAACGCGGAAACGTAGTCGAACTCTCTGGCGGTAGAGATATCGTGAGAGAGCTAGAGTACCAGGCCAACGACACCGTAAACTTCTACAGCGGCTACGAAGTGCTGGACACTTCGCCTGCCGATGTTCTGAGTTCAGCGGTTTACGACTGGAAACAGCTTGCAGGCACGGTGACCATTTCAGGTCTTGAGGAAATCAAAAACTCAGGTCCAGAAGCAATCATCAATCTGCTTGAGGCCCGCATCAGCGTCCTTGAAAAGTCACTGGAAAACAGCTTGTCCACTTCGCTCTACAGCGATGGCACAGGTTCCAGCGGAAAGGAAGTTGGCGGTCTCCAGTTGGTCATTGCGGATGCTGGAACGGGAACTGTCGGAGGAATCAATTCCTCGACATTCACCTTTTGGCAAAACGTACAGACCACGGCCACCTCGTCGGCTTTTAGCTCCACAAACGTCCAAGCAGATATGAATAATATCTATCTAAACCTGGTGCGTGGCGTGGATAAGCCTGACATCGTGACCGCCGATGCAAACGCCTATAAGGCGTTCTTGGCCTCGCTTCAGACCATCCAGCGTGTCGCTGATGCGGATGAAGCCAACGCTGGTTTCGTGACCACGCGCTACCTCGGAAGCGATGTGTATTACGACGACCAGGTGCCGACCAACAAAATGTATTTCATCAACACCTCGTATTTGCGTCTTGAGGTTGCGGCTGACCGCAACTTCGTGCCGCTCGATACGCGCATGTCTGTCAATCAGGATGCGATGGTGGTGCCGATGGTTTGGTCCGGCAATCTTACTTGTTCTAACCGCGCCCTTCAGGGCGTCATTCACGTTTAGGGGGGGCTTGCTATGTCTACTATTCCAGTGATTGGCATCGATCCGTCCGCAGTTTCCAGCACCGCCGAATATGGTGTTGGTCAGCTTGGGTCGGTCATCGACTCCGGCGGCGTGACCAAAATCTACAAGTATGTTCAGTATGACACGGGCAGCGGTTCTGTTGCCGCCGTGTCCGGCCAGGTGGCGTACTACTACACGCTTGACGGCTACAAAAACAATCAGGTCACGAGCGACCTGTCCGACAGCGTTGAGATCGGCGCGGGCGTCCTAAACAGCGCACCGACCGATGGTCAGTATTGTTGGATTCAGATTGCCGGTCCGGCAACGCTTTCGATTGCGTTGACGGCCGGTGCGGACGGCGATCCGTTGACGCCGACCGGAAGTGGCGATGGCACGCTCGACGTGTCAGCGGCTGCCACAGATAACGTCTGTGCAATCGCCGGGGACATTTCAGACAAGGAAATTATCTGCACGTTCCCGATGTAAGTAAAAAAAGGGGTCGCTTCGGCGGCCCCTTTTTCATCCCACATAGCTAAAGGAGAAATGCGTTATGCAAGAGGCAAACGTGAAGGCAACCTTCTATCGGTCCAGCCTTAACGGCGTTGAAAAAGACTTTGTTTCCATCTCAGTCACCGGCAACCGGGACACTTTTGTTGGCCCAGTTCGCGCGTCTGACCTTGAGCGGTTCCCGACTGCATGGGCAGCCTACCGCGAAGGCAAAGCTGAGACGAAGACCGGCACACCGCTGGCAAAGTTACCTGGCCTTGACGAAGCGCGTGTACGCGAACTGACCGTCGCCAACATTGAGACGGTCGAGGAGCTTGCGGACATTTCCGATCTAGCGGCCCAAAACATGGGGCCGATTTTTGGCGAGTTTAAGAAAATCGCCACTCTCTATTTAGAAGCCAACGGTCGATCCGATGCACCTGTTGCTGACGAACCGGCAAAGAAGCGCGGACGACCGCGAAAGGTTATCGACAATGACTCTGCTGACGATCTGCCAGAACACGGCTGACTATGTAGGCTTCGAGCGGCCGACCTCCGTGGTCGGCAACGTCGATGCAACGGCCCGCCAGCTTCTTGTCTGCGCCCAGCGTGAAGGCAAGACGTTGGTGAAGCGCGGCCCGTGGGCAATACTCGAAAAAGAACACACGTTCAGCACGGGCAGCGGTACGGCCAGCTATGCGCTGCCGTCTGACTTCGACCGCTTCCGCAATGACACGCAGTACAACCGCGCCGATCAAGAGGCCATGCGTGGGCCGCTGAACGCACAGCAGTGGCAGTTTGTCAAAAGCGGCATCGTCACCGCAGGCACGCAGCAGCGCTGGCGGGTGAAAGCTGACAGCAACGCCAAAAAGTTTTTCATCGACCCGACGCCGACAAGCACCGAGACGATAGCTTATGATTATGTGAGTAACGCCTGGTGCCAATCCAGTGGCGGCAGTGCGCAGACCGCATGGGCTGCGGACACCGACACCGGCATCCTTGATGAATTGCTGCTTGAGATGGGCGTGACCTGGCGCTTTAAGCAACTGCACGGCCTCGACTATGCCGAGGATTTCCGCGACTACCAGATCAACGTCGCGCGTGCGCTTGGCGCCGATGGTGGTGCGCCAAAACTCGCATTTGATAACAGGTACAAGTCGGGCGTTGGGCCGTATTCCTACAACGTGCCAGAAGCGAACTACGGCACTTAAATGCTTCAGCCGTTACCACAGTCACAGCGCCCGCGTACAACTAACGTGAGCGTGCCGCCGCCTGTGGGTGGTCTGAACACGCGCGATAGCATCGACGCGATGGCGCCTGAAGACGCCATCTTGCTCGACAACTGGTTTCCCACAACCGGCAAGATTACGCTGCGCGAAGGCTATGCCAGCCACGCAACCAACGTCGGCTCTGGCGATGTCAAAACGCTGGTTGAGCATCACGCAGGCGATACGCGAAAGCTGCTCGCAATCGGCAGCAACGGCACGCTCTACGATGCGACGAGCGCAGGCAGCAGCCCGAGCAGCCTGAAGACGGGCTTGAGTTCTGCCATCGCGCAAACTGCTGAGTTTGACGGCAACACGATTTTTGTGACCGGCGCAGACACGCCGTTCAAGTTCGACGGCAGCAGTGCCAGTGATCTGTCGATCACGCTGTCTGACAGTAGCAGTGTGACCACGCTCGATGGCGTGCATGTGTTTAAGAACCGGGTGTACTACTGGCGCGGTACGGATCAGAAGTTTTACTACTCAGCCACGGTCAACACGCTTGAGGGCAACTTCACTGTTTTCCCGCTGGGCCGCGTTGCCAACTTTGGCGGCGACCTTCTTATGGTGACGACGCTGACGCAGGACGGCGGCGAGGGCATCGATGACCTGATTGCGTTCGTGATGACCTCTGGCGAGGTGATCGTCTACACCGGCAGCGACCCGAGCGACGCTAACAACTTTTCGCTCGTTGGCACTTTCCGCATTGCGGAGCCGGTGCCGCATGTTCGCGCCGCCATCAAGCTCGGCGGCGATGTGGCGGTCGTTACGAAAGAAGGCATCATTGCGATGTCGAGCGTGTTTCGCTCGGCCACGGTCGCGCAGAAGGCGCAGGCGCTATCTGAGAAAATACGCGGCAGCTTCATCGACCAGGTTGCGACGACCGGCACGACAGCCGGTTGGGAACTTTTTCTGTCGCCCAATGGCGACAAAATGATTTGCAATTACCCGACCGGAAACACGGCAAACCCGCACGAACAGTTTGTGTTCAACCCAGTGGTCGGCGCGTGGTGCCGGTTCACCGGCATCAACTCATTTACGTGGGGAAAGTTTGACGGCGATGTTTACTTTGGCGGCGCTGGCGGCGTCGTCTACAAGTTCTCGTCGGACAGTGCGAGCGATGCGGGCAACGTTATCCAGGCGGACTGCCGCACCGCCTTTAACTACTTTGGCGACCGCAATCGCATAAAGCAGTTTGCAAGTGTGCAGCCGTTTCTGGAAAGCGAAGGCACGCTGACGATCTCCACGGCGCTCTCGACCGACTTTGATAACAACTTTGTCGCCTTTGCGACCTCGACCTTTGATTCCAGCGGCGCAACGTGGAACGTCGCAGCTTGGAACGAGGAAGAATGGGCGGGCAGCGTGTCACGCACACGCCCGCGCCTGGCAACAGCGGCGCTCGGCTATGCCGCATCTATGCGGCTCAAAGTAAGCACATCAACACAGACCGTCAGTTGGCTGTCGGCCAGCTACGGCATCAAACCCGGAGGCCCGATCTAATGGCTTTTTCTGGCGGCACATTTTCGCGGCTTTATTCATGGGCGTCCGACCAATCCAACGGCATCAAAATCCGTGCAGATCGCATGGATGCCGAAATGGACGGCATGGCGACAGGTCTTTCGACCTGTCTGCTCAAAGACGGCACGCAGACCGCAACGGCTCGCATTCCGTTTGCAGCAGGCATCAAGATGGGCGGGCAGTCCATTCAACTCGACCCGGCAAACTCGTCAGCCATCACCGCAGGCACAAACAACATCATCATCGTGTCTGCCAATGGCGCGGATCAGGTAAAATTTACAGATGGCACGATTGAACCAGCCACCGACAATGACATCGACCTTGGCACGAGCAGCGCAGAATTTAAGAACGCCTATTTCGACGGCACGGTGACGACCGACGCGCTGGCGGTTAGCGGCGCGGTCGATTTTGATGGCAACGTTCAACTCGACGGCACGTTGACCGTTGGCGTTGATGACACCGGATATGATGTAAAATTTTTCGGTGCCACCGCGTCCGCGCACCTGCTTTGGGATGCGTCTGCGGACAAGTTGCTGACTGCCGGTGGCGCTTTAATCGACATCGTAAAAGACAAGCTGATGATCGGCGGCACGGCGGTCACAACGACTGCCGCAGAATTGAACGTGCTGGATGGCGTGACCGCTGGCACGGTCGCCGCAAGCAAAGGCGTTGTTGTTGATGCGAACAAGGACATCGCCAGCTTCCGCAATGTTACGCTGACTGGCGAACTCGACGCAGGCTCGCTTGATGTGTCTGGTGACGCAGACATTGACGGCACGACCAACCTTGACGCTGTTGACATAGACGGCAACGTGCAACTTGACGGCACGCTGACTGTTGGCGTTGACGATACCGGCTACGATGTGAAGCTGTTTGGTGCAACTTCCGGTGCGTATTTGCAGTGGGACGAAAGCGCCGACAAGCTGCTCACCGCCGGGAACGCAACGGTCGATGTCGTGAAGGACAAGCTGCTGATTGGCGGCACGGCCGTCACGACGACAGCCGCAGAACTGAACACCCTCGACGGGATCACTGCCAGCACAAGCGAACTCAATCTGCTGGATGCCGTCGCACGCGGGAAAATTATCTACGGCAACGCCAGCGGCGCAAGTGCGCTTCTCAGTCCTGGCGGTGCCAACACCGTGCTGACCAGCGACGGCACCGATATTTCGTGGGCCGCTGCTGCGGGCGGCGGGAAGGTGTTGCAAGTCGTGACGGCTGCCACCTCAACCGAGGCGACATCAACGAGCAGCACTTACGCGGACACAAACCTGACTG